GATACAGTCACCAATTTGGTATCGTAACTGTTGGCGCACAAGTAGGTGAAACTTTCTTGGACACTGCCACCTTTGCTAATGGTGATGACAAGTATTTCAACTTTGAAGTATCTGGTGCAGTAACTTTACTAGAAAAGTTAGATGTAGAAGTTGCATATGTTGGAACCGACTTGAGCAAGAATGATATCGGTGGACTTGACTGGGCAGAAAATGCTGTGGTCGCTACTGTTACTCTTAATCTCTAATCTGCAATCTCGTTGACTTGCCTTCGAATCTGAGGGCAAGTCATTTATCACAACACACACACACACATAAGGAGACATTTATGTCTAGCAACAAAACTCCGTTCGAACTCAGGTTCGACATCTTCAACGAAGCAAAAAGTATACTCGGTGAGCAATACTACAGTGAAAGAGAAGATGCACTTTCTCGACACCAGATTGAGACAGAAGCGGGAAACAAACCCGAATTTCCAGAACTACCATCATACCCATCCTTTTATGCGATCAGGGATATGGCAGCGCGTATAAACAATTTCGTGTCTGATGGAAAATAATCTCTTGACTTCTCATCCTGAATGCTTATAATAGTGTGTAATGATTGAGAAGTCAGAGTGTAGTAAGCGACTAGGGAACCACATCCTAGTCGTGTGTAGTAAAACATATTTCAGTTAATAATAGAAGGGCAAAAAGAATGGATATTTCCAAACTAAAATCAAGACGAACCGACATCACGGCACTCGTTGAAGCAGCAAAAGAATCAGCAGGTGGTAGTAAATTCGAGAAAGAAGATACTTCCCACATCTGGAAACCAACAGTAGATAAAGCAGGGAACGGTTACGCAGTAATTCGATTCCTCCCAGCAGAAGGTGATGTGCCTTGGGTTCGATATTGGGATCATGGTTTTAAAGGCGATACAGGTAAGTGGTATATTGAGAAGTCTCTGACATCTCTTGGTCAAGCAGACCCACTAGGTGAATACAACGCTAAGTTGTGGAACTCTGGTAACGAAGATGACCGCGCTACTGTCCGTAAGCAAAAGCGTAGGTTGCACTATGTTGTTAACATTCAAGTTGTTAGCGACCCATCTGCACCTCACAACGAAGGTAAAGTATTCCTTTATCAGTTCGGTAAGAAAATCTTTGATAAGATTCAAGACTTGATGCAACCACAGTTTCCAGGCGAAACTCCTTGCGATCCATTTGATCTCTGGGCGGGTGCAGATTTTCAACTGAAGATTCGTCAACTTGACGGTTATCGTAACTACGATAAGTCAGAGTTTAAAGCATCAACTGCATTAGCAGAAGGTGACGAGGTTCAACTTCAGGCAATCATGAATCAGATTTATGATATCAACTATTATAGTGATCCTGCAAACTATAAAACTTATGACGAACTCCAAACCAAGTTGTTTGAAGTTTTGGGTGAAACTGCTCCACGCACTGTCAAGGAAGAAGTCGCGTTGGATACAGTGTCGGAACCTGTTGCTCCTAAGACGGTTGCACCTGCAACTGCTGATGCGACAGACGATGCTGGAGATGATGACGCTATGTCTTATTTCCAGAAGTTAGCTAACGCTGACTAGTTCCTATCCAGTCTAAGTTTTAAGGGGTGGCGTTAACGTCATCCCTTTTTTTATGCTAAAAATTTGTATAAATAAAGACATGAATCCTTTTAGTTTTTATGGTGGTCAGTTAAGCGAAGAAAATATTTCTCCGCGAAGTGCTGCCTCGCGTGAATGGTTCCTTGATAAGATAAAGAACATCAGTGAAAGAGACTTTGATCAGAATACCCTGATGAAACAACCTCCCCTTGTGAGTTCGGGTAACCCTCTGTCGGGCAAGATGTATATGTTTTGGTATAACCCAAAGGGTAAAAAGACTCTGCCATACTACGATGCATTTCCACTTATCATTCTTTTAGATGTGGGGAGCGATCATATGACTGGGTTGAATCTGCACTATCTTCCTATAAGATTAAGACAAAACTTGTTTTATGGTATGCTAAATAAAGTCAGTAGTACCCAGTTTAACTCAAGGACTTATATGAAGATAACCTATGATTATCTAAAATCAAGTAGCGACCTTGGAGCATTTAGACCTTGTTTTAAAAGGTATCTGACAAAACAGATAAAGGGTAGAATTGTGAATGTCCCCGCACAAGAGTGGGAAGTCGCGGTTCATTTACCAACATCATCATTTCGGAAAAAAGATTCGGAATATATCTACAGAGAAAGTAGAAAACAGATTGGGAATTTTTGATGGGAAAATATAGTGTAGAAGAATTTAGATCAACAATTGGTGCTAACGGTGGACTTGCTTCGGCAAATAGATTCCAAGTGGAGTTGCCTGATGTCTCCCAAATGATCTCACCAAATGCACTTAGCGAAGTGCTAGCCCCCGTTGGAATGGGCGAGTTAAATCTTATGTGTACCACAGCGCAGTTGCCTGGAAAACAATTGAACGTTTTGAGTAGAGAGATCGGGATACAAACTAAATCTGTGGCAAATGGTCAGGTTTTTACTGCCGTGAATCTCACATTCTATTTGACTGGTACTTATGACGCAAGAAAATATTTCCAATATTGGATGAATTGCGTTGTGTCTCAAGATGTAGGACAACCAATGTTCGCGGGATATTATCAAAATTATGTTAAAGATGTTAAAATGCACCAATTGGACAGAAAGAGTGACAGTAAAAAATTATACAGTGTACAACTAATAGATGCATTTCCTACACAAATGGAATTAATTCAACTAAATAACCAAGCACAGACAGCAGCGATGGAGATGACAATATCGCTGGCATACAAAACTTACAAAATTATATAATACATTATATTGGAGAAATATTATGGGTTTACCACGCGTTAATGAAACACTGAACTTTACTATGACAATACCGTCATCTGGAAAGAAAGTAAAATACCGACCATACTTGGTCAAAGAAGAAAAAATATTACTACAGGCATTTGAGTCAAAGGATACAGTGACATGCCTACAAGCAATGTGTGATACTATCTCCTCATGCTTGGATGAAAAAGAAAAAGTTGATGTTATGCGGTTGGCAACATTTGATATTGAATATATGTTTACTCAACTGCGTTCTAAGTCAGTTGGTGAAACTTCAAGCGTTTCTATTAAGTGTAAGGAATGTGAACACCCCAATACTGTAGAAATAGACCTTGAAAGTTTATCAGTTGATGTTTCTAATGTTGATAATATTATAAAAATTAATAAAGATATTAGCGTAGAGTTGCAGTATCCAACATATAAAAGTATGCTGGCAGGGGAAAAGTCAAAATCTGAGTCAGGAGATCAAGAACAAAATATGGAAGATGTCTTAGAAATGATAGCATCTTCTTTGGTCGCAGTTACAACAAATGACGAAAGAATCGATTGTCGCGATGAGTCACCGAAAGAGTTGATGTTATTTCTCGATTCTATGACTGCTGGTCAGTTACAACTTCTTTCTATATTTTTTGAAGACATGCCAGCACTAAAACATACGGCAATTTTTTCTTGCAAGGAATGTGGCGCACACAACGAACTTGAACTAAAAGGACTGAGTGATTTTTTCTAATATCGCTTAGTCACGATAGTCTTGTAAACCATTACAAGACAAACTTTTCCATGATGCAGCATCATGGATATAGTCTAAGCGAACTGGAGAACATGCTGCCTTGGGAACGAAGTATCTACATAGCGTTATTGGTGCAATATATTGAAGAAGAAAACGAAAGAATAAAGTCACAACATAATAAGTAAAGGTTCGAACATGGCTGACGAAGAGAATAATAGCGAAGAAGAAGTCGCAAAGGAAATGACCCTTCAGGATATGGTTGAGCAGTTAACTGAATCTAACATACTGCAAAAATCATTACAAGAGTCTTCCATGAAGACCACTGAAGTCTTGACGAGTATTGCAAAGATACTTCAGGCGCAACTCGACCTGTCTGAACAGCAAAAACTTGACGATGGTAGGCAGTTAGGTGCTGTGCCTACTGATGAAGATACCACTGGCAAATTTGAAAAGTTTGCATTACCTACAAGTATTTCTGAGGGAATCGGATTTACATTAGGTGGTCTTGGGGGTCTGTTTGCAGGGATCGCTCTTGAGTTCGCGAAAGTGGCATTTGTTATAGGCAAGGTTGGGTTGTTTATAACCAAATTTATTTTTAGTCCCATAACAAAATTAGTCACATTTATCAAAAAAATTGCTCTGGGTACGAAATTTGCTGCCAAGATTCGTTCAATAATTGTTGGACTATCTATGCAATTTGATATTATTGCCGATACTTTGCGAACTGTATCTAATAATTTCAAGAATAGTAAAATGTTCGAATCATTAAAAAAAATCGGCAGAGGCATAAAGAATTTTGGAACCAGAATATCTAATATATTCAAATCGTTTAAGACATTTTTATTTGAACCTTTAAAGGGAATTAAGTCTACATTGCCTGGTATGGGAAAGGTGGGAAAGTTTTTTAAAACGATTGCAGATGTTTTTAAAGCAATAGGAAAAGTTGCCTTTGCAATAGGTAAGTTTGTAGGAAGAATATTCATAGTTATCGCTGTTGTTATGTCTTTATTTGACGGGGTCATGGAAGGAATAGATGCGTTCACTAACACTGAAGGTGGAATTGTTAAAAAAATATTTGCTGGAGTTATG